TAAATTGTCAGCTGTTGGCGTTACACTAAATGTTCCTGTTCCGCTTGATACTGTAAATGATCCAGATGTTGCTGAAAAATCAGCACTAGATGTAGTTCCATGTAATATAGTCCAATAATAAGTCCCGTCCGCTCCGGCAACATTTCTTGCCGTTAGTGTAACTGAACTACCTTCATTAACTGATGATACATCATAACTTAAAGTCGTTACTGCTGGAGGTGGCGGTGGAGGAGTAACACTAGTATCATTAATAGTAATAGTTGAACTTGTAGCCAGTACCGATCCAGTAATACTAGTAGAACGAATTGATACTGTAAATGTTTCCGCACCTTCAGTTAAGCTATCAGCTGTTGGCGATATTACAAACGATCCAGAATTACTTGTAATAGTAAATGATCCAGATGTTGCTGAAAAATCAGCTGAACTTGTTGTGTTATTATTAATGGTCCAATAGTAAGTATCATCAATAATTAATGATCCTGTTACATTAATTGTTAAACTACTGCCTTCATTGACACTATTTGTAACGGGTGTAATAAAGTATGTTGACGAGGGAGCTACTATTACTCCGCCTGTAATTGTAGAGCTATAACTAGGCAAGCTAACTTGAACATTACTACCAGTAGAATAATATGCTTGAACTGTGCTGGTTAATGTGCCTTCAACACTTTCATCAGGATTACCTCCAGAAAGGTCTGCAAATTGTATGCTAAAAGTTAAAATTCTTCCAGTAGCATCTATACTAGCCAATATATCATACTGATTATTAGTATAAGACGGGCTAGCTGTTTTCTTTTGGAAAATATTCTGCGGAGTAGTAGTAAGATTATAAAAACCAATATTAGAACCAATGGTTGTATAAGATCCTGTGGAAGTTGTGCCGTTGATATCAAATGTAATTTTTTTCATATTAAATAACAACATATTCCAATCACTATCTTTTGCAAAAGAAGCATCTGGTCCTTGTGTATATCCTGGGTACCCAGGATAATTAATCAAACTAGCACTAAATTGTAAATTACTACCAGAGTTAAAGTAGTACCTGGCGTCATTTCTAGTAGGAAATGTTAGTGTTACTGTATGATATACTGTACCATTCCAAGAACTAGTTCGAACCGCTTGCGGGAATGTCACAAGACTAGCTTGTCCAGCAGGTGGTGTAGTATTTAAATTATTATAAACTGACTGTATTAAATTTGCATAAAGTGCATAATCTGTTCCAGTAATAGTATTGGTTTTTACCGGAACAATTGGTATTGTTAAATTACCAATTGAACCTTGATGATAATATGCCTTGATCGTATCATCTCTTAGTTTTGACCATTGATCGGCGGTAATAATAGGATTGCCTGATATTTGAGAACTAGTATATCTTGGAGATACTTGTCCGTAACCGTATCTTCCAAATCCCGTAGACATTACTAGTGCCAATTTTGATTGTAATACGTTATAGTCACTTGCAAGTATCTTTCCAGCAGACGTTCCAGTAATATTTAATTTGGCAGAACTTGTTCCTGATGACTGACTAACAGTTACTTGATAAGTTCCTGTACTTCCAGTGCTTCCAGTTAGTTGAGATATAATACGTGTATTGGCACTAATTGTATTGGCATCATCTGAAATAGCCATGCCTAACGCAATTCTTCCCGAAGATATTACTGAAACTGTTAATGTAGTTCCTACAACTCCGTTTGTGCCGTTATTAATATATCCTGTAAATGAAACAATAGAAACAGTCATTTTTTACCTTTTGTTTTTAAATTAGTCATTTTTAAAGTATAACACATTCTACTAATTTAATTGAAGTTGTGTCGTTAGTTTCTAATGCTATAGCAAAAGTATCTACCGTATTTGTTGCAACTTGTGCGCAACCATTATTACTTGCAACTAATCTCTGACCTTTGACAACTGGACCTTCAACTTTTACAGGAACACGGCCTTTTAATGCAACATAAACACCGTTTACTAACGTTGCATTCATTTTATATGCAGGATTTTCACTAATTACACCTATAGGAAGATCTCCGTTTTTAGATTCGGTTATTTCAGCTGTTCCGCCAACTGATACAACTGTACCAATATCATATTTTTTATCAGCAAGGTACTTTTCAGCCAAGTCAGCATAGTTTGCACTTGTAGATGTACCGTTTATAACATTAGCAAATATATCGTTATTACTATTTCTTGCAACAATAGTATTTGGAGCACTTGCTACAGACGCAGCGGACGGACTTCCACCGACCAGTAAATAATTTGAATTTGTAGCAGTTCCGTTAAAATTTACAGCCCACACAGTAGACCATCGTGCTGTGGAACTACCTATATTATTTGTGCTATCAGAAGTAAAATTAGTAATTGCTAAAGGGCCGCCTGGTAATAAATCATTACCTTTAATTGTTAAAGGATATAGTTTTCCTGCGCCCGATGTAGTTCGAAATGCTATTGTATCATTAACAACATTTTCAACGATTGGCGTGATTCCAGAATTGCCAATACTAATTTTTAGTTTAGGATTAACTAATCCAGTCGATCCGCCAACAGTATATCCAGTATCAGGAAAGTGTGCTGTACCCATAAAAATAGGACTATCACTTTGTACATAACTAGAAGAAGGAAGGCCGTTTAATCTATCAGAATTAGTTGCTGTTCCCCACCATCTATGTGCTGTACTACTATTTGTTATGCCGTTATCTGCTTGTCGGGTATATGCAAGAGTAAGACCTTGTTCAATTCTATCAAATCCGTTAATAGGATTAATAGAGTTAAGTGTAAATGCACTATCTGCATTAATTATAAACACTACCGTACCGTTAATAACCGCTTGTATAATTGGATGCGAAGCATTAGAAGTGTCTTTTACTGAAATTGATTGCATTTCAGTAAGTCCTTCTCCTGCAACACCTTGAGGTCCAATTAATGTAAAAGGATCTGATAGGTTGCCATTGTATGCATATAGCTGATCCGTTGTAGTATCAAACCATAAATCTCCAAGAGTTAGTCCAGTTGGAGGTATGGCACTGACTTCGGTACTACTAGTTGTTCTAAATTTGCTACCGTCATAAAATTTTAATTTAAGATTGGCACTATCAAACCATATTTGACCAGTTAATGGGGAAGGAGGCTCAGTAGTATTTGCAAAATTTTCTAATAACCATACAAAATTATCGTTTTGAGCAGTGCCATATCCAGCATAATTCTTACCAATTAATGTAAGATCTGTGCTAGTATCTACGGTTCCTTCCGATACTACTGTTAATAATGAACCGTTGTAATGATTTATCGTGTATGACATTGCGCCTTTTCCTTGTTTGTATATTTATGTCGGTTTAGAAAGGAATATTTTGTTGCCAACTCCACACACCGCCCGCTACTTCATACAATTTTATTGTTAAATCTGAGCACTGTACTCTGCATTTTGTACCATTTGGATGCTCTGCTACAGGGAAAATAGTAGCTAATAGTAATGTACCAATTGTAGTATCAGTTTGTCCGGTAGTATTTAAACTTATACCTAGAGGTGCTAATTTTATAGAAGAATCTACATATGATTTATTAGTTGCATCTGTTCCGTTTGTAGGAGTTGCAAGATTAATAATTTTTGTACTACTAACATCTACTGATCCTGTACCTTTTGGTTGAAGTTTAACATCTCCTGAAGTTTGTATACTAGTATAAGAAATCGTAGAACCAACAATGGACAAATTTCCTGCTTGAACACTAGTTAATATTCCTACACTAGTAAGCCCTGGTGCGCTAGTTATAGTGCTACCTAAACTTGTTAAACTCAATACATTTTGGCCATTAATATAGTATCCTAACGAACTACTTCCAACGTTGATGTTATCTGTAAAATTCCAATATCCTGTGTTAGTTGATCCGTTGTTAGTTACAGAATCCCATGCAATAATTTTTGATGTCAATCCTGCTAGAGTTATTCCACCGCCACTAGCTGTAGTATCCGTTGGTGTAGCTGTATTACCTAAGACAATATTTTTATCTGCTACGCTTACTGAAGTACTACTCACTGTAGTAACATTACCTTGTACAGTAAGATCTCCTTGAATTTTAACACTACCAGCAACATCCAACATAGCAGTTGGTGTTGTGGTAAAAATTCCTACTTTTTTATCCTGTGCGTTTACATAAATCGGAGTTGCTGTTGCTCCTCCGCTTTTAAGATTAATTTGAAAATTTTGATTTATAACAGTCGACTGCATTATAATAGTATTTGTCGATCTATTAATATCTAATTCAAAATCTGAATAACCTCCTAATACCAGCGGATTATCGTTCTGTATTACTAGTGTACCTGTTGTAGAAGAATTTTCTTGAGAAGAAAGAAAACTTTCAGCTGTCTTCAAGCTACCGTCAGCAGCTAATAATTGTTGTGCCTTACTAACGACTGTGTTAAAAACAATACCAGGGTAGGCGCTTGTGTTAAATCCAACTTTAATTATATCATTTGTTGAACTTAATGCTACTGGAGATTGTACACTACCTACTATGTTACTATTACTAACAGCATATGTACCAACATTGCCAGTATCGCCTGTTAACTGTTCTGTTATTTGTGTATTAGCAAATATAATATTACCAAATATAGTTTGCCCTACTCCTAATTGTCCGCTGGTTATTGAAGTAACTGTTAAAACTGTGCCAACTTGGTATCCTAAAAATTTTGCTGTTGTACTAAATCCCGGAATTGAATCAGCAGGAATAAAAGTATCCTTGCTAAAAATACCAAGAGTTGTACTTCCAACTTTTAATTCTACAATAATATGTTCTGCGCCATTAACATCTAATCTTGTTTTTGTAAACAAGCCGCTTTCGCCTTGCATGGTTGAGTAAGACGGGCCAGCAAGTTTATTAGAAAGGCCATCATTAAACCATAATTGTCCATTTGTACTATCAATCCAAATATCTCCTTTAGAGATACTAACTGGACTAGTAGGAGAAACTATTGTACCATTGGTAGTAGTAAACGAAGTTCCGTTATAGACTTTAAGTCTACTTTCTGCAGTGTCAAACCATAGTTGTCCTATTAACGGATGATTTGGCTGACTGGTGTTTGCAAAATTTTCTAATAATCTTACAAAATTATCGTTAAAAAACACACCGTAACTTGTAGTGTTTTTTCCTATTAATGTAAGATCGGTATGGATTTGATCAATCTGGCCGTCTGAAATAACAGTTAAACTTGTTCCGTCGGTAAGGGTTATATTATAGCTCATTTTAGATTATACCAGTAAAAATTATATAGTTAATAGTCTGATAAGGATTCATTATATTTACAGGTAGGCCTGTAGTTCCATTCACACTACCTGTGTTTAAAATACCAGATCCTGTTCCACTTTCACCAGATGTACCCTTGTTTGGAATGGCATTTCTATCGCTTGCTTCTGTAGGAGTATTAACAGCATAGAATTGACTAGTACCGTCATTTAAACTATGTGTATGATCTGGTAAATTACTATTTTCTAATGTTTTTGATTCTGTTGCGTAAGTATTACCTTGTCCGATTATTGTAGCCGTTATCTCGTTAACACGATGTGCAACCAAGCTAGGGTTACCGTTTAGGTCTAAAGAAGTGCTTACTTGATTTCCTGAACCGTCCTTACTCGGAACTGTAATATTATTATTCATATTATCAGCTCCTAGCGGGAAACGCCCACGTAGATCTGGAAGTCCAAACGTGCCAAGACCGTCTAATAATCCCGGTGCTTTATAAGCATACCCAATAACTGAATATAAATCCGAGTATGTTGCTATTAATACTTCTGAGCCGTCGCATAGTAAATATCCTGTAGGTATAGATGTTCCCGCAAAAGGCAAAATTGTACCAACTGGAATAGTTGCTATATGATTAGTAAGCACAGCTTTTGACATTTTTAGTAAACCTGTTCCAGATCGATATACTAAAAATTCGTCGTTTATTAATGAATCAGTTGCTGCAGTTTTACCTGAGATAAAATTCTGATTAATTGATGTACTGAATATTGCTGTGCCTGTTTCAGACTGTCCGTTAAAACTAACACTATTACTAGTTACATCTCCAATTAAACTAAAAACGGTAGGACTAGATAATGCGGCGGCTGTTCCGTTAGCACTTCCTTCTAATGTACCAGTAAACGTTCCTGTAAAATTTCCAGAAAAGTTAGTAGCAAATATATTTCTAAAACGTCGTGTTTCTGTTCCTATATCGTATAGTGGATTTACAATATTAGGAATATTTAAAAGAGTTGCTTCAGCTGTATTAGATGAATATCCTGGCACAATAACTGATGCAGCAATTGGGCTTGCATTAGCATCTAGGCGATTTAGGATGTATTGTCCAAAGCTAGTAACATCTCCGCCAAAATTTGATTTTTTAGCAACACTCAAACCGCCCTGCGTAACTATACTACCTGTTGCTGTTGTAAATAATGTACCCGGAGAGTAACTACTGTCAGTAGTTCCTGTAATTTTTAATCCTGTACTGGCCGTAATTAGTCCTGAAACATCTAGTGCAGAAGATGGTGCAAGTGTGTTTATACCTACTTTTCCTGAAGAATCGGCATGTATTACAGTATTAGTTACTCCGCCGGAAGTTGTTAATTTAATATTAAGATTTGTACCAGCTAGAGTAGATTTTAATGTAGGACTACCATTTTCAATGTCTATAATAAAACCTAAATTAGATCCGACACCTAAACCAGAGTCTGACTGAATGTTTAACTGATTAGCTGTAGTACTTACTATATCACTTCTTAAAAAATTTGTAGCAGGAACAGTAATGCCATTGTAATATAGTGCATCTGCTTGCTGAGCAATTCCCCAAAATCTAGTTGGATTAGTAGTACTAGTACTGTCTATTGAACTAAGATTAATACCTTCATTTATAATACTAAATCCAGGAATGGCTGCTTTTGGAATAAACTTTTCTTTACTGATTATAGAAATAATATTGTTATTTGCATACATAGAAATAACATAATGACTAACGTTATTACTATCAATAATGGCATCTACGCTAGGACCTGTTTGTGTGCCTATACTAAATTGTGGGCCAACTAGTGTCCAATTACTTCCTGTAAACAAATACAACTGATTTGTTGAAGTATTCGACCACAAGTCGCCTTGTAAACTACTAGATACAGCAGGTGCTGCTGTACCTTTTTTTAAATTTCCTGCTGTTACCCAGTTAGTACTATCAAAAATTTTCAAAGTGCTCGAATTAGTATCGTACCAAAGCTGTCCTTGAACAGGGTTTGAGGGAGCAAACGGTGCTGCAAAATTTTCTAGCATGTGCAATAAATTGTCAGCAACAATTGGAGCATACCCCGGATATGACTGGCCTACGAATCCAATACTAGTAGAATCAGTGTTTATTGTTCCGTCAGCAACTATAATCGGAGGTTTATTAGGATTAGTAGAATCAGTAAATTGAACTTGATAAGTCATTTGCTAACTCCTTAAACTGACACAAGGCCAGTTAAACTCTGAATACGTACAGTATAATCAATCTGTATTAGTCTGTTAAGACTTTTTAATACAGGATGAAATACAACATGAGTTAATAATAAACTTTCGCCTACAGTACTATAACTTCTTAATCCCAATTCATCAAAAGTGAATGTACTATTAATATCTGAAGTAGTGTCAAATGCTGTTTGGCCGCTAGGTTCGCCGTAGTCTAGTAAGCAAGTTACAAAAATATCGGTATAGTTTGTACCTGTTGCATGTCTTACTTCTGTAAAATTCCTTGTAGGGTCGGTATTAGTGCTGCTACTAGGATCTACTACCTTACTATAAGTTTTATTATACAAACTAGCATTAGATCCGCTTGAATTTGGTGTGAGATATGTGATAATCCCTGTAGGATCCACCGCTGTGCCGCCGTTTCCAAAATTCATTTCATATATAAATCCGCCAGTATTACTGTTAGACAACGACTGTGCCAAGGCAATACTCATGTTTTCATAATGAATGGCATTACGTTTATCAATATAAATTTCTTTCGAAACGGGGTCAAATATCTTAATATGCCCTTCTATATGAATTCCAGTTGCGTCTTTAGTCTGCATGTTGATCTCTCTTTGTTTAGTATTTATCTGCTATTATTAACTAGGTATTTTATAATTTATTTGTATTCTGAATACCAAATACCTGGCTCTGATTTAATAAATTCAGCAATCTTGCTAGTATCTGACATTACACTGGTTTTTCCGTCCCAAGAAATTCCTGTAGTTTTAATGACTGTGACCCTAGTTCCAGTTTCAGGTGTGCCGTTTGTTAATGTTACCAGATTGCTCTGACCGTCAACTGTAAATTCTGCATCAAACTTTACAATAGTATCCTTGTTACTATATGGTCCTAAATTTACATTAAACAATTCATAAGGTGCTTTCTTCAATCGAATGCCGCCGACAAATACTTCAATTTCATTTACACTTGATGGAGTGAATCCCAGCGGTACAATATTAGTACCGTTAGCTGCAAACGTTGTTGTACTTACCGAATCCTTATAAGGAATAGTTTCTGCGTTGCCAATGTCTTGTACAAATGTACCAGCTTTGTTTATTCTAGTAATTCCAGTACCCAATGTTCCCCTGCGTATGTTACTGAGTATATTTCCAACCTTACTAAAATACTCGATACGCTCTCCTCGAATTTCAATAACGCCTGGTACATTACTTGACTGGTTAGGTGATTGGAATTCGCTTGCATCAGTTAATACAATTTGTGTAGAATTCCACAATAAGTCACTTGCCAATGTAGTTTGTTTCTTCAAACTTAATCGTTTATACACTGTTCGATTTAACATATCTTTAAATTGCATATATGCAATACCAGATTTAAGTATGTTACTACCAAAAGTTATTAATTCGACTGAATCATTTACACCAAATGTTGAAGTCAATTGAATTTCTGTAAGATTATCGTGTAGAATGTAGTCAACACCTGGTGTTAACAAGGTTCTAGTATCGTCACGTGACTTGATTACCCAGATATAATTTTCATTTATTACTGGTCTATCTAATATTATTGTACCGCCAAGTGTGGACAAGTATTCGTAATATACCAAAGACTCAGGTGTAATATTTTCAATTGTTCTTGCTGTTATTTCAGTTCTTTGTATATCTAAACTATCGTGACGGAATGATGAAATCACTTCAACTACATGTGAACTATCATAAGAATTTGCAAAGACTATTTGATTAGTAGCAGGGTTATACATGTATCCTTGATTATATTGTATACTGATAACTAATTGTTTTCCTGTATATGCTTTATATGTTTCTTTAGTAATTTTAATCGATATACCAGTAAGATCAACTGTATAGTCTTTACCATATATCAAAGTAAAGTTATCAACATAAACAATTATATCTTGCAAACTTACACTTTGTGGAAGAATTTTATCAGTATTAATAGAATAAGTTAATTTATTAGATTTAATAGTAAAATAACTAACATTAGGAGCTCTCAAAATATTTTGATCAACGCGAACAATAACATTCGATTCATTTGGAAATGAATTTCCTATGATAGTATTCAATGTATATGTGTTACTTCCATTAGTTGCAATTCTTTCTGTAGTTGTCACAGAAAATGTTTGTTGATTACCTGAAACAATAATATAATTAATTGTTGCACCGGTAGCTGGAGCAACAGCAAATCTGATTCCAGTAGCATTTGCTAGATCATAAGTGCTATCAGTTTTAAATAACACATAATCAGCTAGTAAACCGTTAACGTATATCAAAGAATAAACATCAGATAACCACGGTGCTCTAGTAACAAATTCAGTTGTAGTGCCATCACCAACAAAATATTCTATATCTAAAATGTTAGTCCCAGATAAACCAATAGTAAAGATACTTACAATTGCTTTTGCAGACGGAGTTGCATTAAACGTAACAGATCGTGTTGCATAATTGATAATATAATCAGTAGTAACTGTTTGTATTACTCCGTCAAGTTTAACTATAATAGATTGAGAATTACTAAAAATCTTAGGTAATTCAAAAATTGCCTGAGAACCAGTTGCAACATAATTACTAACTTGTATATTAGCATTGCCAGCAGTTGGTTTGTCAAAAACTTTAATTGATAAGGTATCAACAACTTGTCCCGGAACAACTTCTTCTGGTGCTGGACTTGATGTTGGCGTAGTAAATCCGTCACCATCTACAACTATATCATCTGCCAGTAATCCCTGCGCCGATGAATAAGCCATGTCGCCGCCAACAATATCACTATCGTAATCTGAAGGAATAATTGATCCGTCACTTGTACTTTGGCGGAAAATAAATTCATCTCCTTTGTTTACTGTAAAATCTAAAGGAAGTGTTATGACATATGCAAAAGAACCAGTTACTAATGGATATCTCGTTAATAATGGTTGTTGTGTTGTTCCAATAATTATTGAAGGTATTTTAGCATCCGGATTAGCTTGCTGACTTGTTCCAAAGGCAGGATCATCTATTCTAATTGGGTCTATTTTTCCATATATGCAAATATCACTGCCTACTGGAACAACCTCTGTTAATGTTGCTGTTCCGTTTGCATATGTAATAGCGTCAACAGGTTGAGATAATATTCTAGTAAATGTTAAACTTGTATTATTTGCTAGATTAACAAATAATATTTGATTTAATGTTACTGAAGAGTTTATAACATCTATGCTAACTATTTTTGTGTTGTATCCAAATACACCAAGTTGATGTGTAGATATATCACAGCCATCTCCTATCTTTAAATTTGCAACAGAAGATACTTTTATAATTTTAGATCCTGCACTATTATTAGTAAATTCTATTACTTCTCCAACTTTTGGAATTAAATCAGGAGGACTTGATAATATAATTGTAGTAGAATTAAGTTTTTTACTTACAGTTTGCGTTGTAAATCCTAAACCAATAACACTTAACCCTGCATCAATATTTGTAGTGCTGGTTAAGGTTAAAGATGTTCCTAAAGTAAAAAAGTTGTAGTTGCCCGATGCATTTTCTGAAAGATTTGTAGACAATGTAACAAATTTATTTGAAATATATGTTACTTTGGTATTAGTTGCTACACCAGCGCCAGACACAAATTGTCCTACTACTATATTTGATACATGATCAAACTCAACTACACCTTGTCCCACGGCGCCAAACACTGAAGTAAGAACCGATTGTAAATTAGTAGATATTGCATATTGCGAAGTAATTCCATTTACAGTTGCCAATGCTGTAGAAGCAGTTATACCTACTGAACTTATTGAATAAACATTAGTAACAACTGATACTACTGGTTGGTTAATTAGTAAATTAAAATTATAATTTAACGACACACCGTCTGACGGAGTTGTTGTTGTTGAATTTTGAGAATAATAAACATTAATTTCAGTTCCTATCTTTGGAGTATAAGGTAGTTTGAAACTATGTGTATTTGCACCAACAGTAATAATATAATCATTAAATGTTGGATCAAATACATCCCATGCATTTACAGCATACGGTACATCATTCCAACCCTTGCTAGTGTTGAATCCAAGATTACCGACAATTGTTCCGCCGTAATCGATGCCTAGCATTAGTTGATTAAACTCTTTGCCTATTTCGCCAGCTGCTGGATCATAGAAAAATTCAATCCTATCTATAGCATTTAATAACGATATATCTTTTTTGTAATTTACAACAATAGATGCTAGTGTTGTAGGCGCTGTTTCAAAAGTTATTGTACCAGAGTATTGGGTATATCCGCCTACTACTTTTGAAACAATATTTAAAGTATATAATTCTCGCAGAACAATATTATTGTCTATATAAACTGAAGACTTTCCAACATGTACATTGGGTGCCCATTTTAAAGAATATTGTAGTTTGCTACCTGTTCCAGTAAATGTTTCGGTAACATCCAATGTATTAACGTAATTTGTATATGTTAGTCTATCAAATTTTATGTTTACTGAATTAGTTCTAGCTAATCCGTTACCGATGATAGCTACAATCCTAGCTGCTACACCGCCGGTTGATTGGCCGCCCACTAAACTAACAACAGGAGCAGTTAAATAGCCACTACCTTGTGTTAATAATAATATTCTATTAATTACCCCGTTAGTAAAAAATGCTTTGGCTGTTGCTCCTGCGCCACTATTACTAGATATTACTACTTCTGGTAAAGTAACATAACCGGAACCGCCGTCAACTATTTTTAGTTCTGTTACAGAGTAACCAACTGTATCAGCCCAGAATTTCCAAGGATATGTGTTTATAACTGAAGAATTAAATTTTAATACTTCATTTGCCACCTGAGTTTCTACTGGAACTAATGCATTATTAGAAAATACTGGAGGCAAGTCAAAATCTGTAACAGCAGATTCAGAAATATCAGTTGATGTGTAATTGCTAATATATTCTCGAACTTTTGTTTTATAAGGTTTAACTTCAGAAATATAATCTTGGAAATTACTTAAATTATCCACAGGATAATAAACAGGTTGTCCTAGATCTCCTACATTGTGTGTGGCACGAACAAAACTTGTTTTAAAGATCCAATCAAGATACAGTTGTTCACTATGCGCATAATGTATGCTGCTGAAAAATAATTCTAAATAAGAACTCTTTAACTCGTTAATAAAAATATTATTTTTTAAAGTATTTAAAATTCTTCTTAATTCAGTTGCTGCTTTAATATCAAATCCAGTATTATCATATATACCAGAATCATAGCCTACAGTAGTTGAACTAGTTTCGTACAAGTTAGAATTTAATTGCAATGTACCATTTTGTATACCAACTAAACTATAGCTTTGTGTCCAATCAATACTAGAAGAATCAGCATACTTGTATAATAATTCCCAACCACCAGTATTAACAGTTAATACTTTAACAAGTTGACCAATTTTTGTTGCTATAGAATTTAAATCTGCATAGGTTGCAACACTAAAATCCGCTGCGGTATACTGACTAGCGGTGAATAATACTTTCCCAGAAGTATCTGTGTATGATCCGTACCAGTCGGCATAAGTCCAATAATTTTTAACATCGTAACTTTGTGTCTGTGTTCGGGACCATATGCCAACTACTGATCTTGTTGTATTATCAATATATGTAGGATCGTAAGAATATATACTCCACACACCATTTGCTGAAATATCGCTAAGAACTAATACACAGTAATCCCTTACAGAGCAAGTTGTATTATCATCGTATCCATAGCCTGAAGACTCTACAGTTGCTGATATAATTCTACCAGAAGAATCAATTACCGATCTTACAATGGCGCCTTCGCCTGATCCAGATATCTGAATGTATGGCGGATTTAAATACCCCTTGCCTGAATTTATAATCATAATTCCAGTAATTTTACCGTCTACTATAATTGGAGATAAACTTGGTCTCTGGAATAAATTTGCATTTGTATATGATAGTTCTGCTTCGGTGTCCAGAGTGCTATCATACAATCCGTGTATTACTGTAGGATGAATATCATACTCTTCTAGTTTGCTAATATCCCGTGTCTTAGTTATTTGATGCTTTAATAAAGAAATATTAGTTAGTTCAACAAATTCTTTTAAAGTTTCAATACGATTTACAAACATACTTTGACGTGGACGATTTTCAATACCGTATCTTAGTTTAGGAGGTAATTCTGTATCAGGAACAACTCTTCCGGCAATATCAGATCCGCAAAGACTGTCAATCCATTTTTGCTCAATAGTATGAGGTAAATCTACAATACTATCGGAGCTAATTAATTTCCACTGACTATGGATATTTCTGTGTATGCTATCAGTTGTCCAGTATTCTACTGACAATACTGTATTATTTCCTTCTAGGTATTTGTAAGAATTTGATAATGCAAACGAATCTCCACCAATCAATGAAAGATATGTGTATCCTTCAGAAATTGGAGACGATATCAAATTTGAAACTGATAGCGCCGAAATACGGCGGCCTGTAATAGCCGGCGTCAATCGTCTATTCTTAACCCAGAAATAATAAACATTAGTAAATTTTTTAGTTATATTATTGTATCGTTGACGTACACTATAAACTTTATTACCATATAAACTTGTACCGCTAATACCTAACGCAATTCCTGCAGGAGTATCGGCTTGAGCATCCCATGACTCGGGCAACACCGAAGAAGTAATCCATTCGTAAATATCAATAGTTGCGCCGGGTGCAAGATTATTCCAAGTATTAGACTTGTAAAGAATATTATTAAAATAAGGATCAATGAATTTTGCAGATCTTAAATCCCACCATAGTTGACCTAATTGATTTTTTGACCAGTATGTTTGTGTACTAACTGTAACCGATACTGTGCCGTCACTGTGCGAATAAACTGCAGGATCATAAAAAGTTTTATATTTCAATTCTTCATCGGCTGGTCCTGCAATTTTACCTTGTATAGGATCTATTACATCTAGATAAGTTACAAGTTGATCTGTAGATTTATTATATAAAAAAGATTTTTTAAGTTTTTCAACATCAACTATTTTAGATTGAATATCTTTTCGTGTCCAACTATATACATTTTCAGTTTTTGTGTAAGAATACAATACTCCGGTATTTTCTGAATCAGTAATTAAGTTTCCGTCAGAATCAGTTGGGGTAAACAACGGTGCGCCAGCAAATATACTATTGTTGCCTACAGAAAATCCTGCTCCAAACGCATCAAGATTTTCATCAGGATTAGCTAACGACTCGCCGAACACCCAATTGTTATTGTATCTGTCATAAACATCAATTCTTCCGCTACCAATAATAGATGAAATAATTTTAGTTGATGCTTTATCAAAGGTTACTGTTCCGCTATCAAACGAAGTTATTTGTGGGCCGGCAGCATTTTCGCTATAGACAACTAATGTATCATAGTTATTCATAAATGCTGCCAAATTGCCAAAATTACTACCTATATCAGAATAGTGGTCAGTAATATACTGAGGATTTTCATACTGATTAGTTTCAGTGTTCAATGAATAGATACTAACTCGTCCATGACGACTTACGTTATCCGGATATGTACTATCAGTAATGGAAATAAATTCTCCATTAGTTGATATTGAGGTACTTTGACCAAAACTACTGTCTGTTCCTTCTAGTGTTTGAATTAAACTATAAGTATTTTCGTTATTTTTATAGACATAGACTACACCAATCATTATTGTTTCTGAAGGGCTAATTATTCTAGTTTCTATGGAAGAAACTAACAGGGTAGAACCGTCTTTACTAAATGAAAGCACACTTCCAAAATTAGAGTTGACTTGTTGGCCAGAAATCGTTCCTGTTAAATCATATTTCCAATTAGTAACAATGAATTGCAAATTACCCTCAGGCGTTTGATCTGGTTTACTAGATAATAATATAGTTGCATCGCTTTGTATATTATCAATTGTAAATTCTGCCGAGATTATTGAATTTGTAAATGTGACTGTTGTCACAGTTTGTAAGATATCTCTTTCTGAACTAACTAACACATAGTATTTTCCAGATATATCTACTCCTGATTTTACTACTTGTGTGCCTGGTAAAATACCGTTACCGGTAACAACTGTTGCTTGTGATATAAAATTTAAATTTACATTATTATTTTGTGTATCACGAATATAATTTGGAACTCCTGGAATAGAAGCAAAAAATAATTTAGATAATACCGATTTAACTGCTTGTCCACTTGCAAATCCAACTCCTCGAACAAGTTGTCCTGCTGATATACCAGCTGTACTAGTTACATGCATTGTTACACCAGAACTTCCAACCGCATCATAAAATGTGCTTGCCTGTACAGTATCAGTATTAATAAATTTATAAATTGCGCCTTGAGAATCATTTGCACCTGGAGCACTTATCCATAGTACATTATCATTAAGTACAATTGATTGGCCAAATTGTTCATTATTGGCCGGCATTGGACTAATAACAGTATCTACTAATGTATAGGTATTATTGATATCTTTTTTGTATAAAGATACAGCACCTTGTGTAGATAATTCTGAATTATCTGATTGATTACTAACTGGAATGTATAGTATAGATTTCCAATATAACGATTTAGTTGACGGAGTTTGATGAGCAGGTGTTAATACTATTGCTTCGTAATAAGTGTCAATATACTTTACTATATCTCCAATATTGTATGCATTAGAAGAAACATATTCCCCAACATAAGCTGTAGCAATATTTCCAGCGGCTGGAGATCCTGATAAGAACCATTCGCCCGATGGGGATATTGCTAGTACTGTAGCAAGTGTACTAAGTTCATTAACATCAGAATGTGCAGTAAACGGTGCTTGTATGTATTGTCGACTTATCCAACCAAGTCCTTTGCTAATTCTATCATATATGCTAACACTACCTGTTGCTGTTCCAACCGCAGAAATAGTTCCAAGCTGATTTATCGCAGTAGTTTTTCCAAATTTTAAATTGCTCGGGCGAGTTTTTGGTTTGATTGTATTTTTAGAAAATGCCGGTTTATAGGTCCATACAGCCCACTTGCCCGAAGCATCATTGTCTGTCCATAATAAATCCCCCTGACGCAGATTTTTTGGTAAAATATTATCTATTAAATCAATGTTGGTAGATCGTTGTGTTAATAGACCAAATATAACAAGTTGTTGCAAGTGCGTAAAGTGTGCAGGGAAACCTGCAATTTTAGCAGAAACCGTAAACGAATTTAAACTAACACTAGCTACTTGGAAAAATCCATCAAGCCCTTTTATTTTTTGCGAGTTTGGTAATTCTAAAACAATACCAACATACGACCCAACTTTAAGATTCACTAGATGTTTGCAAGTTATAGAAAGAGTATTATTAGAATAAGTTGCATTAGTTACTCGCAAGCCTATATCGGTAAATCTGTAGACATTCCAAGTGTTTGACACAACAGTATCATCAAATGAACACCAAATGTAATCACCTTCTGTAAACTGTGTAACATCAACCGATACTGTACCGTCTCCTGTTCCTACAGAAGTAGCATTAAAAATTGTACCAGGATCGTTATTAGATGATCCTATTTGTGTAAAGTTAGTTGCGCCAGGAACTAATATTTTATAGTTAATTCCTGTTTTAATCGAAGCAACCGACTGAGATACTAGCTGACTAAGATCTCGTATCCCTAATTTAACATCTAGCAAATTTACATGTCCGGCACTTCTTAAGAAAGAATTGTTACTTTCTTTAAGCGGAAACGGATTAGAATTATATCCTAACGGTTTTAAGTATACAGAGTTAGCTGGTTGTTGATTAACAAATGTACTAACCGATGAGTTAAATTGTTCTACTAACAGAGTAGCTTGCGGATTATTTCTATTATAATCTTCTTGATTTAAAATAAATTCAACATTTTCAAATGCATTTGCAGCACCATATTGTCCGACACGAATCGCCCACTCTTCATAAAATACCAAACTTTCAAGATTATCAGAACTTAACACATCAAATAATTTGTTAAGGACATTTTGTGTTCCCTTTTCTCGAATCATTCCTTGATAGAATTTAAATTCGCTTACATCATCTTGAATAATATTATCAAGATACTGGCGTTTTTGATAGCCGATCAAATGATGAGCCATCGATTGTTGGTCAGTATTAAAACTATCAACTTCAAGATTATAAAAATCTGTAAATTGAGTTGCAACGTTTGTCCAATTTGGTAAAATCTGGCTTGATGGCTTTTTAGGTAATAAGGTCCAGTCGCTTGCTGAAAATACTGCAGTTCCTCCTAATAGCTTAGGAGCACTATAATAGTATCCTTGATGGTTAACAATATCACCAATTGAATAGTCTTGATAAGGTTCCCATAATTTTATTGCTGCTGAGTCAAATATGAACCCTGGTATGTCAAGGCCGCCGTACCAATCAGTAGTAACATATCCGGAAACTTTTAATCGTTCCTGTCTATATCCACTAGCAGGACTGTAAATTATATCGTTAAATATTGTTTTATTGTTTACAACAATAATATGTTCGTTTTGAACTAGGTAAAAACTTGCACCAAAAATTCCATCTGTGGTACGAGGACTATAAGTTACAGTGTTCTCTTGTCGGTAACTATCTATATGAGCTATTTCAAAGGGGGTTCCGTCAACTTTAAAAATTTCATAAGGATTAAAATTACTAGTAATGCTATCCACTACAGCCAAGTCAGTGACAAAAGTTATACCATTTGCGCTAGGACTTAAACTAATTACACTACTACCAACATTACTCAAACCTGGTAATATTGACCATTTTGTATAATCAAAAGTAGTTGCAGGCGCAATATTGAATAATGCGCTATAGTAGTCGCCATCGTATCTTACAATTGTGCCGTATGTATAAGGTTGCGATGCAGACCAATCACTCCATTTATCTTGTTCAGTACTCCAAGTTTGAGTTGACCAGAACATAAATTCTTTTGCACTAGTTTCCCAGTTAGCAACTGCTGAAAGATTTCTATTAAAGTCATCAAATAAGAATCCTTGATCTTTTAAATATTCTCCGTATCCTAATAAGAAATCAACAACATCTTGTAGTTTTGTAATTAAAGTTCCGTACGGTGCAACATTAACAGATGATCGATCCCATGAATTTTTTAATTTGGCCGATACCCCGCCCGACATTGGCAAGTCAGGCAATGCAACAAAATAATCTGAATTAAATGTGTTAGATGAAACATGTGTAACTGTTGTTCTATAGTAAACATTATCAGATTTTACTACATGACCGGTTGCATATTGTTGACCTGCGGTCCATGTTGAATAGTTTTCAGATATACCACCTACATTTATTGTAACTCCAACATTGTTAGGGCTATAATAATTAAAATAAGGTTGTGTTATACTATAACCTTTAATTTCAAAACCTGTAGATAGCTTTGTGATAATAACACCACTATAGTTTAATTTTTTTATACTACTGGATTTATTTAGAAATATCTTATAGTCATCGGTTGGGACAAAAACATTACCAGAACTGGTTGGTGTTTTAGATTCTAATAACAAATTAAATTGACCTTGATTAGAAAACGCACCCATGCGATAACTTAACTGAGGTAACATTGATCTTAAATCAGATTGATAAGAATTATAATTTGCAAGATTATTACTAAAAATATAATTGAATATTAAATCAACCGAATAATTTATAAGTCCAGCTGTTTGTTCCCTAGACTTACTTGAATATATACTTGGCAAAATAATATCTGCAGGTGTTATACGTAAACCAGTTGCGGTATATATTAATTGGCCTGCAAGGTTTCGTTTAATGCGAGATCTGTCTAACAAAATTCCGAACGTTTTTGCAGGAAATAATAAAATACTAGAAATTAAAACACTAAACGGATAGTGACTACTTCTTGACCACGCTGTTTCAACTGGACTGCCGTCTCCGAACACAAAGTTATTATCTATGTTTGGATTTAACGAACCTCCGGCAATTCCCGAATCTAACGGACTAATAAGATTTCCAGAATCATCAACCGGTATGTGATTTAATATAAAAGGCTTTGCATATTTTTTAGAATACATTGCCGATTGATTTGGTATACGAATTGTGCCGTTTGCAATATCTTGCCATAATGGTAAATTATTGCTAGTATAAGGTGCTGGTCCGTAAACATCTTGCCACCAACTAGGTTCGATAGTAAATCCAAGCATTTCCCACGGACAGATATTAGGACGATCGGTATCTAACAAATATCTATAAACTCCTCTCCAGTAACCTGGAAGACTAGTAGAAGCATCGGGCGCATAGTTTAACGAGTAATTATACGTAAATGAATTTGCTCGGTCATAATTTAAAGGAGTAGTTAAATCTTTTCCTATTAAGTTAGTCCATTTGTAAAAATTAGGAGCTAATACTTGATTAAATTCAGATAATGTATAATCTGTATTTCTGTTATAACTAGGAATAACGTCAGATATATCAAAGATATCAGTATTGTATTTTACTTTAATGTTATTAAAAATTCTTTTTTCTAACTCTAGCAACAAATCATCTCGATAATCGCCGTATGCTAAAACAATACTGCCATCGTGTCCTTGAATTACTGTTTGGGGATTAACTAATGTTGTATCGGTATAAATCTGTGGAATAAATGATGGATACATTCCTAGCTTAGTAGGAGTTGCTGGTACAAAGCATCCGTCGGTACTATCGTACTCGTAGGTAGTAATAGTGTCGCCATTTTTAAGATTAACCCGATCAGCAATAATAACAAAACTTTGATTACTAAACGAATAATCTTGTTCATTTATCAATTGTGTACCATTTAAATATACACCAACTGCTTTGTTACTTAATTTGTCTAAAGTGAAAACTGTGCTTAAAGGGTATTTTTTAATTCGATAATCTACTACTGAAAGATCAGAAACTATGCATGCACCGTAGGGCACCATATCACTAAAATAATATGGAGCAGTATTTGGTTTGTTTGCATTTATTTTTTCTAAAACTAAATTTGTTATAGTTATAGGGTCGCCATCTTTTCCTAAGTTACTAGCTGTATCAATAAAAACTCGTTTAAAATTATTATAATCATCTCGAGATTGTTGAATTGCTTTTATAATGTTATTAGTTTCTGATGTAACATGATATATGCCTAGACTTAGTGGGCCGCTATGTTGGACAAATCGTGTTCCATAACGAGTTATATTTCCTAAATCTCTTAATGTACTATTGCCTGGAAAAACTCCTGTAAATCCTGGCAAATTGTCTACAATAGTTCCAACGTGATCAATAACTTCACCTAGTGTAAAGTTAAGCATATTATCGTTTAACGGATTATTTTGTAAATTAAGCGGAACCTCGTAGTATCCGTTAGCATTAATAGGCTGAGAAGAAAATGCTCTTACAGTAAGAACATCTGTTAAACTAATAGGTGTAGTTAAAACAATTCGTTTGTAAGGAGTTGAATTAACTAAATTCCAATTAGAGCTAGATAGTCGATGGCCATTAACATATACTTTGACTACTAAATCTTCTAATTTATTATGATTATCAAATATATCTAACTGAAAAGATTTAGTTAATCCGGAATTTTTATAAATTCTAACAGCTGCTTGAACATTTTCAGTAGTACAGGTTTGCCAGCCATTTTTATAAATTGTATTGCCGCCGTAGTTTAAAGAAGACAAGTATCCAACATTTATGTTTTGCGATATTAATCCTAATTCTTTTTTATATTCAAAAGCATCATTTGCAAGGTCAAAGTTAAAAACAATATCCCCAATGTTATTCACATTTTGATAACTTAATGGGAATCCTAATTTAGAGTCTGTTTGTCCTGTTCCTATTTTATAAGAAAAAATCTTAGAACCTTTAAATGTAGTTCCTGTGTAAACAGACTCATCTCCAAAACTTGTTCCACTATCATCAACAATATCAAATAACGGTGGTTGATTTACTTTTAATTTCTGTTGTGCTTGTATCCAAGAACTACCGTTAAACCAAAACATCTGACTTTGATATTTTCCTTGTCTAACTAACACTACTTGATTTAACTCAGGTGATGCAATTTCAACCAAGTGAAGTTGTTTACTGCCCGACGGTGAATTATCAGTAGGTGCAACATGTTTTACATCAATATATTCTACTCGATAAATTTTATTTTGCACTAACGGATCAGGGTCGCCTGTAAATAAAACTAGCATACCATCCGATAATGGTATAGAAACCGACGGATTGCCTGTAGGTGCTTGGTAACTTGTTGTGCCTTCGATGGCTGTAAAAACAGGCAATGCATGTTTATTCAATGCAGTATTACCAGTAGTATCATCAAAGATGTCAATGTCAAAAATTGCGGTTGTACCAAAATTAAACAATCGAATATCTGCTTCAAATTCAATAATAGGACGAACAGCACGAAGAGTTTGATCTAAGCCAACAGTAGTGTTATTGTACAATGCACTTGCGGTAATAACATCTTTATGGAACCATCTGTTATATCGACTCCAAGGGTTGTGATCTCGACTAGAGCGATTAATTGTTATATAATCTACTTCGCTAGCATAACTTGTGGCATCTTCCCATGGTGCTTTATCAAAAGGAGTTGAATCAAAAGGTATTGATTCATCCACCGACCATGGACTGATAACTTCTAATACAGATGCTGGAACTAGTATAATAGATTTACCAACACCTTCAACATAATATTGATCTACAGCATAACTTGCCGGTTGTACGTTGCCACCAAATGCAATTTTCATGCCGTTACTTAATAAAGTGCCATCGCTTAATGTAACTGATTTTTTACCTAGAATTTCTAAAGTAACATCAATATTTGTATTTTCATCTATTGATAATATTTGAATCACGCCACCGGATGTTATATCAGTTTCGCTTTGATAATATAAAATGCTTGGAGCATCTTCTGGTATAGAAATTGTAATAGTTCCAGATTCAACTGCATAATTGTCCACAGCATTTAAACGCTGATAGCGATTTAAAGATCCAGTACTTCTAGTTGTTTTAAAACTAAATGGATTGCCAGGACTGTCAATATCAAATTTGTATGTTTTACCCCTATAGAGTATTAAGTCAGGATTAGGAGTTGAACCGTCTGGTGTAAAAACATATTGATTGTTGGATCCTTCTGTTTGTAACTTAACAGTATATGTTGTACTAATAACATTCTGAGGACCGTAAATTGTAATTGTGTCAGGACCGTAAGGCAACCAGTAATAATTTTGAAAATTAACAAATTTATCCCAATCAATATGGGGGTCCCAGCTGTAAAATTCTTGTTTGTTTAATCTTGCATGATTAGAAGTATTGCCGCCAAAAATACTAATTTGATTTATATAATCAATATAGTCTTTAAAAAATGCAATATTATCCGATGAATCTTTAATTACAAGTCCCGGTTCTAACTGATAGTTTTGTCTAATCTGATTTGCAGATTTAAGATAAACATCATTACCAGTACTTGCTTTTGCATTTTCTCTACCAATATAACCTTTAATTTTTGTAAGCGTACCAGGTTGAAATAATTGATCTATAGTGCTTTGTAAGAATTTCTTGTTTGCAGGAGTTTGATAAAAACTTGGCAATAAATTTGCGCTAAGACCTTTTTTACCATTGATATTTGTTGCCATTAAATAGTTCCTCCGATTGAATTGCTAGTCACTGTTTGGTTGGTCGTAAGACTATTTGTTGGTGATGCGCCAATGGTTTTTAAATTGCTGCTAGTTAATCCGTTTACAATAATAATATTATCTGTTGTAGCACAACTTAAAAATATACTATCAGTAGAGCACTGTATTTCAAATAATGCTCCGAAGAAATGATTAGGTTGCACTGGAACTATTACAAATGAAATTAAGTCAGGTGCTAGTTGATTCATTACATATGTACTCAACTCCGTAAAATAAAATGTGTCTCCAAAATCCCAGTTATCTAATGCAAAGAATGTATTAATTGCTTTTAATATTCGTGCCTGTACGTCTGAATTCGATACAGCACTATTTGAATTTATCATAGCATTAAAATTTGCTTGCAAGGATATATCAGCATTTGATCCAAATAATAATGTATAATTTACTGGATGATATATTATTTCGTCACTTATAGATTTAATTAAATTTAAATTAGAACTTAGTATACTGTTTAACTCACTACTACTAGGAGGCAACGGTTTGACTCCTGTTGTTCCGTTAGTTACCCATTGTCTAAATAATGTATCGTAACTAGTAGTTAATATATAGATATCCATGATATTACTATTACCTGGATCTATTCTACTATCGTAGTCTGCACTATGAACATACTGAAACTTCAATCTATCTCTTCCAACGTATACTTTATAATCTAAAGTAGGAGATAATTTTCCTGTAGATGCTGTTAACTTAAACACTGTAGCAGAATCAACAAAGTAAAAATACGATCCATCTGCATATTGTTGTAACGATCCTAGTCTAGGATCACTTCGACTGTTAAAAATTCTTACTGGACCATTATATGGATCATTTAATACATATTTGTAATCTTCTTGTCCTGATGATATAGAATATCTCTGTTCAACAACATACTTACGTAATGGGTTAACTGATGGATCAACTATATCTAAAAATAGCTGAGGATTATCCACTACATTAGATCCGCTAGAATTTGCAAATGTTAATATAATCTTTTTAGGATCAATATAGCCATCTTTTCCAGTATAAGCTGAAGTGACTTCCCATGTTAAATCTAATGTAAACGGATTAGTACTGTCAGGTTTAGTATTGACACCGAGTACTTTAATTGTATCTAACACAGTTGTACTCGATACAGTATCATAAACAACTGCATTTGTATCAAAATAGAAAGTGACATCTTTATCACTTTCAAAAATATAACGTAAATTTCTTGTTGTTATAGTATATTTTTCAGTGTCTGTGGTAAACAATAACAACCAACTAGAATCTAATTGTAAATTATCTGTATTACCCTGATTACCTAAACTAAACTGATCAACTGTGTTTAAATTAGCTGCTGAAATTAATTGCCAACTTTGTGTAGTTGCATCGTAGCGTAAACCAAAATTAAGATTAGCAAATATTTTATCTATCATACCAGTAACAACTGTGGGACTAATAGTAACAGTGAATTGAGGAATTACCTGTGTAGCAATGGCAGTAGTTGGAATTGATTTATTCAATGTTATTGGTCCAGCATTTGTTGGTAATATGCCTTTGCCACCAGCTGTTCCATTATCAACAACATTTACTACTTCTGCCCAAACATATGTTGAAGAATTTAAAACATTTGCTGTTCCTGAAATAAGAACATTATTATTAGCTGTATCAAAATAGAATCCAGTTGGTGCTACAAATTTAATTAGAGATCCCACTGTAAGATATTTTAAATCAGTTGATGCATAAGTTCCAACTTTAAGCGGAGAAAGAAAAATTCCCGGAGTGTTATTAATTAAACTTATATAACCAGTAGAACTATTACTATCAGAAGTAACAGCATTCCATTGTATATTAAGACTAACGTTTAAAAAATCTAAGTAATTTGCATAATAGAAATTTCGTAAGTCGGGAGTATTTAATAAATCGTAAACAGTATTATAAATCACACCTTGAATATCAGTTTGTGTAACATATGAAAAATTTATATCAGAAATATAAATCTCTTGGTATAATACTCCGTCGTCAGCAAACAAGTTTGTTTTAGAATATTTTCCAGTAGGATCAGTAAGGTCAAAGTATCTACTAATACCACTGCTTGTTCTATTAATAGCTTTAACTTTAGCTACTGATAAATTTGCACTTAGCGGACCAATGTTATAATCTTCACCTGTAACCATACGATCTTGCATATAGTATGTTTGGGGTGCATTAGTTTTAATGCTAGCATTTGTTTCTGCCGTAGTTGAATTTGACACACTAGTTGGTAAACTTAAACTAATAGTAAGTGTTTCAACTTTATTTTTTGTACTAATATAAGGAATAGCTACGCTAATATTGACAATATCAGCTGGATTTATTGAGTAGTGAAGCGCATTACTAACTCTATAATAAATTCTAAATTGTCCTAAAGGTAAATTTCCAAAAATTCCATCACTGAAATTAAGTGTAATTGCATCCCCTGCTCTAGTAACAACACTATAAATGTTTTTAATTTTTGAATTTAAACTATTATAGATAACATTGTTTCCGGTAGTCGATGGAACTTGAGTCCATAGCTCGGTTTCTAATCCAGTGTTTTGATCAATAGAGTATACCCAAATATCAGTATTGTTAATATTTTGTGTAGCAATATCCACTGTTTGATTGCTAACAGGATGCGTTACTGAGAAGGAACCATTGTTTAATGTGCCCTGTGTAAAATTAAAAAAGAATCCAGTTGTAGGACTGGTTGCACCAAAGCCATCATCTCTATAGATAAAAGCAATACTATTACCCACTTTAGGTGCTTCTTCGTAAATGTATGTTTTTCCTTTGAAAGTTGTACTAGTTACTTCAAAATTCATACTACGTCCAGATACTGTTTTAGTAAAATTATAAATCGGAACGTTGTTATTAGATGCATTAAATCTGTATTGTGCTGTAGGAATTCCGTAAATTTTAGCAGAATCAATAGGAGTACCAAACTGATGATTTTGTGGAAGTGCTGCGTTTATTATTTTAATAAATTGATCATACCAATTAACGTTACTGGGATCATTCCATTGAATAGTTTGTCCTGCAAGATTTCGACCATTACTGTCAATAATAGCTTCGGTAGTACTAACTGTATTAAATTTTAAAAGTCCAGTTGCTGCTTGATTACGACTGGCATTATAGCCTATCATTCGACTCAATCGAAGTATGCTATCTCTGCGTTCTGCTAGTTCTAAGAAGTTTTCGCGAGCATTTAAGTCAACACGGAAAGCTATGCTTTGGCCCACAAATGCAATAAGGTCAATTAGGGCTAGGTATTCGCTAGACTCAATATAATCGTTAAAATCTTCAGGAAAATTTGTTCGGATATAGTCAATCATTGTGCGGCGTAAGTTCTCAAAGTCGTAACTTTGGAAGTCCGCATTTTTAAATGATTGATAAATTTTTTGCCAATTTTCAGCAATTAACAGGTTATTCTGTCTATCCGTTGAGCTCATAATGTATCCTAATAAGTGTATTTATTAGATCAAATTATGTGGGTAGTTTATTGTCTCGTCAACCCGTTATTCTGATCAAACTTTAATCTCATGCTTTCTTGTATGTTGTAAAGCAGATATTCTAATGTACATTGTATTTCTAAACCAGTATCGTAAGGAGTAATAACTATACTCTTGGCTCTTACTCGAGGGTCACTACTAAAAATCTCATTTACATTTTGCAAAATAAGATTTTGTATTTCATTAGTTAACGGTTCGAATATAACGTCCCAAATTATAGTTCCAAAAGCTGGATTCATTAATCGCTCGCCTTGCCTTACATAAAAGTGATTTAATAAATCTTGTTTTATTAATTCAAAATCAAATAAAGAAAAATTTTCAGTTGATTTACTAACTGTACTAAATCCACGATAGCGTCTTGTTATAGGCGGTGGGTGAGCTGGAAGAGTGTGAACTTCTTTGGTAGTGTATAAAGTATTTGCCATAATTATATTGTCTCAGAGTATTGGTCTTCTATTTGACCTTGTAGCGGAATATTACGAGAAAACGTATCAATTGAAGTAGAATATTGTTTCCATGCTGCGGGTGGATCTATTGCACTACCTGATTCCCTATCTGTTAAATCTGTCTTAAACATAGTAGGATCTAGATTTTCGTGATGAGGGTACGGCTCAGTTGTAGGAATACGTAACATGATACTGGTAATAGTATCGCCTTCGACTTCTGTTGGATTATCAAAGGTACTAAGCGGCTCGGGAGCAGTAGCAGATGCCGCAGCTGTTGCAGCGCCTGCCGCAGGCCCGTTGAAATTAATGTTACCTCCAGAAATGGTAGTATTAGCAGCTTTTATATCTGCATCTCCGCCTGATGTAAACTTATTTCCACCGCCGGTGTTGACATCAAAATCACCGCCTGATGATAGTTTTGTACCTGAGCCAACATCTATATCTAATGCACCTGCAATACTAATTGCTGTATCTCCAGTAATTGTTTCGTCATGAGTTCCGTCAACTTGAATAGCAACATTGCCGTTGACTATACAAATTTTATCCATGCCTACTTCTGTTTGATGACGTTCTGCAACTTTTAAATTAAAATTTCTACCAGCTTCAATATTAATATCTCGATCTGCATAAAAATTTAAATCGTTTTGTGTACGTATACTAATACTGTCTTGAGCATAAACATCAATCTTACCGTCGCTGGTTAATTCAATCCATGCTGTGCCTCGACTGTTAGTGATATAAATGAGATCTTCACTATTATGCAATAGTATTTGATGGCCAGTTCGGGTACGTAGTCTGATTAATTCATTATGCGGACGAGTAACATCACCGTCTTTTTCTTTTTCTTCTACAGCAGCATATTCAGGCGGACCTTCACTAGGAGATGTTTTTCTTAAAAATTTATCATCTCCATCGTCCATTATAAAAGACGATCCGCCTAATCTGCTTACAGGACCATTTTTAATTAAATGTTCTGGTTTACCGTAATTTCCTGTTTGCGAACCCGATTGCTTATCTAACGGTCCTGGGGTACTGATACCAAAAACCATACTAGGAGATTCTCTTCTAGAACTACTAGTTGTTATGCCGCGCACATCGTCTAATATTAATCCTTGATCTGCAAGTATTTGTGCAAATGGATGAATAGGTTTTTTAATCTTGTTTGGATCTGTTAATGTTTTATTTTCAGGTGCGTTTTTATTATATTCTGCAACTGGAACACGATCTGCATGACCGTATGGAGTATCTATTCCACCTTCTACACAATTTTCAGTTGCTGCTATACCTGGGGTCATAAAATTGGCGGCGCCGTCAGGAACACATCCCATCCAGTATCCTTGTTTAGGATCTCCGTCAATAAAAAATATCATTACAATCTGTCCAGGATTAGGAGGAGCCATCCAAAATCCCGCTGACTTTTGTGTATTATTATAATCGTTATCTTCGCCGTTATAGTTTGTATTTGTTGCGGTAAAGAAAGGACTCATATATTTTACTTGATGTAATTGTCCTTCACTAGTACTTCCACCAGTTGGTCTTAATATTTGTACTTCTAAAATACCCATGTAGGTAGGATCGGCATTGCTAACCACTTTAGCTAAAAACGGGCCCGGTTTGGGATCCGGTTGTGCAATTGTGCTAATTCCTGGATCGTTGGATTTTCCCATATTATGTTCCTGATTCCTCTTGGCCTTCTGTACTACCTGGCTCTGTGCTACCTGCACCTGATTCGCTTTGATCTTGCATTTCTGGATCTGACGATGCAGGAGACGATGCACTAGTGCCACCGCCTGTTTCATCCGAGTCAGGCGGTCCTTTGTATGGCTCAGTTCTAGTTACAGCTAGTGCAGCAGATGCTGTTCCTGCTCCGGCCAGTTCTTGATTTCTTATTCTAAATAGATGTAAATCTTGTGTAAATTGATTTTTTGAAAATGTACTATCAATTGATTGTACTCTATATAAACCGCTAAAACTATGAACAGGCACAGTAGGATTGCTACCAAAATTATACAGCCCTTTATTTAGATCAATATCAATAGGAGTTCTAAAATTAACCACGATGTGTACTTCTCCAGTTTGATAGCTTATTGACCCGTCTTCATTGAGATTTTCAGTTGATGCTTGTGCTGTATAATTTCCAGTTCCGCTCATTGCAATATAATATGGGTCTCCTACTATTGTCATATCTAGAGACATCATATCAAAACCTGCGGTAACGCTATCGTGAAACATTCTTGCTGCTCGTGTAGCTTGAGTTTCGGCGCCGCCGCCACCAAATTTATCAGTATTAGACAGTGTTTGAAAATAACTTACACTAGTAGGAATAGAAGGAGCTGTTGACGGATTATTTCCTGGAGTGATAGCTTCAATTTCTGGAACATTGTTTTCTTTAGATCCACCAGTATTGGACTGAGTAACTACACTTTGATTAGCTGTGCCGCCATCTGCTAACAGCACTCCTCTGAAATTAGCTTTAAAGTTAATGTCAAATTTAAGTATATCAACATTTTTTCCAGTGTAGATATAGTTGTATTCTTTTACTGCTTGTTTTTTAAGAGCAGCAACGCCAGCAGGTTTAACGTTAGGAGGAGTAGGTCCCGAACTCATGTGTAATTTATAAGGTAACACTCTATAAACTAATAGTTTAGGAGGAACACCTGTTGCTTTATTCATCTCACCAATGATATAAACTTGTGTATCAATATTCCACCAACCTTTGTATCCTTCCGCAGTAACAGCTCCAGGGTCTAAGGTTTGATCAATAAATTCACTTTGTAGTATAACTTGATTTATAGCATTTAAAATATCAGTGTCTTGTCTAAACTTCATATCTGATTGATTTACATCAATTGGATTTTGATTACGACTCATGATTTTGCCTTCGGCATCATATACGTCTTTATCGTTGCCCATAGGCGCATCGCCTCGACGAGTTTGAGAAAAACCCATTTTAGCTCTACCAATATCGTTAACATCATCTTTAGATTGTATTAAATTATGATGCTCACTTTCAGTCACATTTAATTTTATGGTTACCGATTTGCTATCGCTAACACTGACCGGGTCCGATGCGGTTGTTGCAGCATTTGTATCAGGGTTAGCTTCTGTGTCACCAGAAGTTGATCCGCTACTAGCTGCTTCTGACGCAGCTTCTTTTGGAAATAAAATTAATATCCTATCTGGTCGTTCTATGTTATTAATTTTAGCAACTTCTCTTAGTTTTTGATTAATAACAGATTCTAAACTTTTTGGTCCTGACTGCAACATCTCTTGTACAGTTGTTCCTTTAATAGCCAAATCAGATTGAAAGTTTTTAAAACCATCTGTTAGTGCTGCTTGATTATACGGATTGGCCACACAATCGTAATGAGTACCTTCGTTGGTAACCCTCATTTGTATGTCAGTTATATTAATTGGAATTTGTCTGTCTGTCTTGGGAATAAATTCCATCTGTCCAGTTTCTTTATTTCCCTGGAATTCAATTGTTATCATATAGGGCGCATCTGTCCAATTCTTAAACCCTAATTTTTGTGCTGTAACTTGTAGTGCTTCAAAAAACAATCCCATACTGTATGGTTCAAATATTTTAAATGACATTGTCTGTGCATTACTATTTTTACCCTGTTCCCATCCTACCATACTATGTATTTTAAGATCATCTATATAAAATTCAAAAGATCCTTCTGCTAAACGAACTCGATTCTCAGGATCAATGCTGGCGGATTTTGCAATTAAAGGGGCCCTTGCTCCAACTCGATAAGTGCTATCGGGATTTTCTAAAAAATCTTTAGGCAATGCTGCCAATCCAATAAGACAGTTATAAGTTGCATAATCAAATAGAGGATTAGGCAAAGGAAATTCACTGTTTGCTGGTCCTGATAATGATACAAAAGAAGAACCAAAACTATTTGCAACAGACAGAATGCCGGACACTCCGCCAGACAAATTTCCAAGAGCTGACGTTACACCAGATAATGCATTAGTTGCAGCAGACAGGCCTGAAGCTAGACCGTGCTCTACTGCTGTTATTGCATTAGATGCACCAGATACTAAACTAGATCCAACATGTGATATAGTGGAACCTAACGGATCAAATATTCCCATTATAGTCCTAATGCCTTTACTAAACTATTTTTTTTGCAAATAAAAATGCCAGTACCTGGTACAAAATCTAGTATAGGATCCTGGATAACATTTAAATTTCTTTGCATGAATACCCACCATAAATTAGATGTACCATATAAGTCATACGCTAATAAATCTGGACGATATGCATATTGTGCTTCAATGTGATAAAAGAAATCATCAGTCTCGGCACTAACTGGACGAATAGTTAAAATATTTAAATAATTATTAGTTACTGGTGTCTTATACCAAGGACTAGTGTTTGAATATTTGGCCATATTAGATATATCCGAATGAATTATTTAAGTAGCCGCCTTGAACAAACGTATCGAGGCTGAAATTCTTCACGCTGCTTCTACTATAAACTGGTTGTAATGTTACTGAAAAACTACTTTTTGTAGGTACATGGCTAACATCGCCTGTTACGCTGCCGCCACCTAACTGAGAAACTGTGTTTGCTATATTTGCAATGGAGCCTAATCCAGAAGCTACACTACTTAGTTTGTTTGCAATGCCGCCAAGTCCAAGAGCGGATGCTCCGGCAATTCCTGCAATATCATTTAAGCCTGATGCAATTCCACCTAACCCACCTAGCGGGCCACCGGTGGCCGCTAAATCAACACTTATATAATCACAATCATTATCTAATTGAGTTGAGAATTGTGTTACAACTACTGGAACATTTTTAAACACATGATTTCCATAACCGTTTAAGAAAATAACAGGAGGAGGATTTCCAGCTAGTGCATCAGGACCACTAAACATTTTTGTCAGGCTTCGTAAATAATGTACAGCTGCAATCCAATATAGGCCTTGTGTAGAATCTTCAACATTCATCGGAGCTGTGATAGTAATTGTTCCAGGGTCGCTATTTTGAAAGGATTGCATTGTAAAATTTGTATGTATTGTACTAATTGGAGTATATTTGGCAGCACTGGCTATGTTAATCTGAGGAGTATAAGGAAATACTAAGCCGCCTGCATGTTTTAAAGGAGCAAGGATAGGACTAGTTTGAAAGCTATACCAGCTACTCAAACTTAAACGGACTCTCCAATCATTTGGACTAACATCTCCGCCAAATGTTGCTGATGCCGCTCCTAATAGTCCTGCAATTGCTTGTCCTGCAGGAGGTAAATTAAGACTTCGCATCGCACTTGATAATGCGCCTGGAATATTTGCACCTGTACCAAGTGCCGCGCTCAGATTACTAGCAATACCAATGCCGGCCGCTATACCACCTACAGATGTTGCAGTGTTTAATAATGAATCGCCAAATGACATAGTGTTTCTTTCCTTTTGATACTCTATTTATTTGACTTTATTATGTACGTAGTTTATAATTACATATAAGAGGGCTCTCAGGATGACAGTAAAAGTTAACTATTTAAACAACAAAGATATGTTGTTAGAAATACACAGAAGTAAAACATCATATTGTAGTTTTACAAAACCAGAATATCACCAATATGATCTAATTCTACCTAGTGTGGATAAAATTAATATCAGAAGCATAGCTGAAGCCAAGCGTGTTCGTGCTAAACGCATGGGTCAGCAAGAATTTGAGCGGAGAAAATCGCTTGGCGAAAAAATTAAAATCGCAGATTGTGAAGTTGATTATAAAAAAATAGCCAAAACAGATGTTGTTTTTAGGATTATGACATTTGATCATATTCCTTTAAACGGAACTCGTAAAAAGAATCCAAAAAGTCTTGCAGATCATAGAGACAAAGTGAACTTTCCTCCGTTCCAGCATTGGAAATTTGATGACGATGCGCCAGAAAACTTAATATGTGTTGGAAAAAGTCACTGGAAGGGTGATCTAGAAAAGGGTCATTTTGACAAAGATGCTGGATCTATATCAAATACACTGGCTAAGATGATGATCAAACTATGCGAACGATATGCTACACGAGGTAATGTTCGGGGTTATACCTATAACGACGAAATGAAAGGCATGGCTATTTTGCAATTAACACAAATTGGTCTACAATTTGATGAGTCTAAAAGCGATAATCCGTTTGCTTATTTTACCGCAGCTGTTACAAATAGTTTTGTTCGTGTTATCAATACAGAAAAACGCAATCAAAATATTCGAGATGACATTTTAGAAATTAATGGTATGAATCCAAGTTATAGCAGAACCGGTTCAGGGGAGCATGCAGCCGCTGTTAAGCGATTCGACGAAGGTGCCGAATGACAAATTTATTTAAAAAAGTTGCTTGTTTTACAGATATACACTTTGGATTAAAGTCTAATAGTAACACACATAACCAAGACTGTGAAGATTTTGTAGATTGGTATATTGCTAAAGCAAAGGAGGAAGGTTGTGATACAGGTATCTTTATGGGCGATTGGCATCATAACCGCAATAGCCTTAACATTACTACAATGGATTATAGCCTTAGGGCCCTGGAAAAGTTGGGGCAGGCGTTTGATCAGTTCTTTTTCTTTCCTGGTAATCATGATTTGTATTATAAGGACAAACGGGACATACACTCTGTGGAGTTTGGAAAATATATTCCTGGCGTCACTGTCGTACACGAGCCTACTACTATTGGAGATGTTACCCTTTGTCCGTGGTTGGTTGGAGAAGAATGGAAAGCTGTAGGCAAAAAAGGTGGCAAGTATATCTTTGGTCACTTTGAATTACCCAGTTTCTTTATGAATGCAATGATTCAAATGCCAGATCACGGAGAAATTCAACTTAGCAGTTTTAAAAACTATGAATTAGGATTTAGTGGACACTTTCACAAACGTCAGCAACAAAAGAACATGGTTTATATTGGCAATGCCTTTCCCCACAACTATGCGGATGCATGGGACGATGAACGTGGCATGATGATTTTAGAATGGGGCGGGCAACCTGAATATCACAGCTGGCCAGCTCAACCTACATTTAGAACTATTAAACTAAGTCAGCTGATCGATGAAGCAGACACAGTTATTAAACCCAAGCAACATCTACGTGTTACACTAGACATTGATATTACTTACGAAGAAGCAAGTTTTATTAAAGAAAAGTTCATGGCTGATTACGACATCCGCGAACTTACACTTATTGCAGAAAAGAAAGAAACAGAAATCAATACAAACATTGATATACAAGCATTTGAAAGTGTAGATCAAATTGTTAGCAACCAAATTATAAGTATTGATTCAGATCAATTTGATAAAAATACATTATTAGCCATTTATAATAGCCTATGACAATTAAAATTAAAGAATTAACAGTTAAAAATTTTATGAGCGTGGGCAATCAAACCCAGGCTGTAAATTTTGCACAAGAAAATTTAACTCTTGTCCTAGGTGAAAATCTAGATCAAGGCGGAGATGACAGCGGTTCGCGCAATGGAACGGGCAAAACAACTATTGTAAATGCCCTTAGCTATGCATTGTTTGGTAATGCGTTAACTAACATTAAAAAAGATAATCTTATTAATAAGATTAACAATAAGAACATGTTAGTTACACTAGCATTTGAAAAAGACGGCATTGATTATCGTATTGAGCGAGGACGCAAGCCAAATGTATTGCAATTCTTTGTTAATAATCTAGCACAAGAAACAGAAGAAACAGATGACGCACAAGGCGACATGCGTGAAACGCAAAAAGATCTAGATGATTTGCTAGGTATGAGTCACGATATGTTTAAACATATTGTGGCATTAAACACTTATACAGAACCGTTTCTTAGTATGCGGGCTAATGATCAACGAGTTATTATTGAACAATTACTTGGCATTACTCTACTGAGTGAAAAAGCAGAAGCTCTTAAAGAACAAATTCGTCAGACTAAAGATACAATCATACAAGAATCTGCAAATATAGAAGCAATTAAACGATCTAATGAAAATATTCAAAAAAGTATTGATGGTATTTTAACTAGACAAAGTGCTTGGAATAATCAGCATACACAAGAACTAGAAAAAATAGGCCGTGCTATTGTCGAACTTGAGAATGTAGACATTGATAGCGAATTAATTAAACATGCCGAGTTAAAAGATTACGAAGAACGAAACAGAAAATTAAAGAGTCTAAACAAAGAGAGGGCAACACTCGAAAGCGCGATAGCGCAAGCGGAGCGAAGCGTAAAAAAATACGCTGACGAGCTTGCTAAGTTGCAGGATAAAAAGTGTCACGCTTGTGAACAAGAACTACATGACCATAAGCATGAAGAAATGAGCAAGCAAGCACAGGCTAATGCTGATGAAGCTGTCATGTATTTTGATAAAGTCGGTAAGGATCTTACTAAAATTACAACTGAGATTGCCGGTACAGGCGAAGTTGCTAGTCGCCCAGAAACTTATTACGATACAATAGAGCAAGCACTTAAACATCAGAACAATCTCAAGACACTTGAAACACAATTACAAATTAAAGCTGGCGAAAGCGATCCTTATCAAGATCAAATTGATGAATTGACCAATACCGCTATGCAAGAAATATCTTGGGATAATGTAAACACACTTAATACATTAAAAGAACATCAAGAGTTCTTGCTTAAACTACTTACAAGTAAAGACAGCTTTATTCGCAAGAAGATTATAGATCAAAATCTAGCCTACTTAAACAATCGTCTTACTTACTATCTAGACAAGATGGGCTTACCGCATACTGTTGTATTTAAAAACGATTTAACTGTGGAAATTACACAGCTTGGGCAAGACTTAGACTTTGACAACTTGTCGCGTGGCGAACGTAATCGTTTGATTCTAGGCCTGTCTTGGTCGTTTAGAGATGTATGGGAAAGTTTGTATCAGCAGATTAATTTACTGTTTGTCGATGAGCTTATTGACAACGGACTTGATGCATCAGGCGTTGAAGGCGCATTAGCTGTACTTAAAAAGATGTCGCGTGAACGTAAAAAGAATATTTTCTTAATCAGTCACAAGGATGAACTAATTGGTCGTGTAAACAATGTGCTAAAAGTTATTAAAGAAAACGGTTACACCAGTTATGCAAATGATTTAGAGGTCAATGAGTGAAGGAATGGTCCACTGGTCAAGCCATTGAGCTTATAAAACGTATAAAAACTGAAGTAAACAGTCCTAGACGCAATACAAATAGTCAATGGGATTGTAAAAAAGACTTGTATTTGTTAAAATGGGCGTGTGAACAGGCCTTAAATCAGTGTGCAACTTATGACCAAGAATCAGAATATGTTAAAAAATATGAACATTATCAACTGTTGGAGAAGATAAAAGGTCCAAATGTCTAAGCATGTAGAGCCGAGTCCAGAACAAAATGAGGAATCTCATGAAAGACTCATGCTGGCTTTTAGAGAATATTTCAAGGCAAATCAAAATTGGCAATCAAGAGGCTCAAGACGAGCAGGCGAAAACATGCGCTACTGGTTGGCACAGATTAGAATTATAGCAAAAGAACGTAGAGGGCATGTTCAACAATATAGAATGTGGCTGGACAAAGACAAGGCAGCAAAGAAAGAAAATCAAAAGGCACAGTCGGAGGATCCAGATAACACTAACTAGTGTATGTCTTGGTACTACGAAAATCAATTAATCACAGAATTGCCCGAAGATTGTGTTGGGTTTGTTTATAATATAACAAATACAATTACCGGGCGTATGTACATAGGCAAAAAATTAGCAAAATTTAGTAAAACGACCTACAAAACTTTAAAGTTAAAGAACGGCACAAAGAAAAAAAAGAAAATCCGTAGCAAAATTGATAGCGACTGGCAAGAATATTATGGTTCTAGCCCTGAACTTAGCAAAGATGTTACGCAGTTAGGTACCGAAAACTTCCGTAGAGAAATACTTTATTACTGTAAATCCAAATCAGAATGCAGTTACATAGAGGCAAGAGAGCAATTTAGTCGTAGAGTTTTAGAATCTGACGACTATTATAACGGGCACATACAGGTTCGGGTACACGGTTCCCACATTAAAGGCAAACAATTAAACGGTTAAAGCTGGCGCAGGCTAATTTCGTGCGCTCTATACCTGGACCTCGGGTCGCAGGGACGGAAATCTCTCGCCGTTGTGAGTACTCAACCACTATCCTTAACAGGACGATGATAGCAAAATGCCGCTGTTTGGTTGTTTAAAAATAGTAAAAAAGGCAAAAGGAGGGTGAAAAACCCACGTTTACAAATATGTTAGCGTATATTTGTAAGCCGCCGTTGTGATAAAGACTCTGCTCGTGGTACCGGACAACCGCCACAGTAATGCAGTAACGCTAGTGTGACATTGTGCAACTCAGATAATGTTATTTTATTCTTTGCCCTGCCTGGGCAAAGTGTGACTGAACAATCTAGATAATATTAACAGTGCTTCGCACTTGATAATAATTAAAAAAGAAACAAAAAGTTCGAGCGAAAGCGAAGAACAGATGAACGTAGTTCATCTTTACAGTATGATAAATATCTTATAGGGATTAAAGTAATGAAAGTCTACGAAATAATTGTTGAAAAGAAAGTTCATGAAGGTGCAATATCTCAAGGAATTGAGAAATTAGGCAGTACCTTGGCTAAAGGAAAACAATTTATTTCAAGTCCTATCAAGACTCTTAGGGGTGCTGCAGGTGCTTTAGAAGATAAAATTGCTGATGAAATAGCTGTACTTGCCCAAAACAAAAACATGAAAGCCGCAGATGCTGCTACTGAGTATTTGCGTAGAAATAATGCCAAAGTCAGTAGAGAAATGATGAATTTGGAAAGAGAGTATAAAGAAGCTGGCAAAGCAGTTCCTAATCAAACAACTCTTAGAGCACAAGCTATTGATAGTCTGGGCATGGAAGCAGAACAATTAGATGCGGCTGTTATTAAAAAAGCAACAGCTACTGCTCAAATGAAAATTGGTAGCTTAGGTCTTGGTTTGGAAAAGATTTCAGCTTGGGGCGTAATTACTAAATCTGTAAAGGCTGCATTGTGGGGTTGGAATATTAAGGAATTGATACAGCCTTATTTAGATTTTGTAAGCAAGATGGATGGTTACAAAAAAACTAAACTAGATACAGGTGCATGGACTGAAGACGAATACAATGCAGTATTGAATCAAGAAGCCACTATTATGTTGGCTCGTTGGGCAACAGTACTTGCTGGCACAACAGCTTTTTATGCACTAACAGGTGGCCCATTTTTAAGAACAATAACAAAACACATTCCTGGATTTAATACAGTATTGTTAGGCGGTGCCGTTGCTATTAAATCTTGGATTAACAACAAAGATAATGCAAACTATATTGCGGCATTAATAGCAGATAACATTCCTGAACTGGCTCAAACAATCGGCGAAACTATTAATAACGGATTACAATACGTACCAAAGGCAATACGTCCTTCAATTCCTAATGCTGACAATCCTAATAGCGAATACAACAAAGCCGCAGCACCAACTGGAACAACCGGTGAGACTGATCCTCAAAAAGATATAGCAGCATCTAGTGATCCTGGGACATCAGCTAATCCTGTTAACCCAACTACTGGAAAAACAGCTGCTGGCCGTAAGATGTACTACAATGACAACTGGCACAGTAACAATCAGGATATAACTGGCTGGGTAGTGGATCCCGATAATCAAAATATGATACAAGATCCTACTAATCCTGTCAAGCGAGCATTGAAACCGCCAGGATGGAAGCCAGATTAAAGCAAAGGCATTTGGCTAGCTTTAGTTGCTTCGATGTTTTCTTTAATAATCTCGTACATGATCTGACGATCTTCGAAACCGTATCGCTCCATTAGATCGTTTACAGTAACTCCGCCACGCATGTACCACGAGATTCTAAACAAATCTTCTTTAAAAATCTTTGTTTCTTTTTCAAGCCTAACCAAACTTTCGTGGATTTCTTGACCACTAAGTCCGATTAGGCTTAGTCGAAAAAATTACTTTGATCTAATTCCACAAAAAGTTTAGCTTCAGTACCGCAAGTGTCACATTTAACAGGATATGTAGGTGCTTTCCATTTGTCTCTGCTATCTTCAATATGTTTCTTGATACTGTCGTATACTTCTTTATCGCAGTTGTCTAGCCATTCGTTAATAAACGAACGTTCGGTAACAACTTTATTATTGACTTCTACAGATTCAACACATGCTTTGTACAATTCATTTTGAATTACACTTAGTTCTTCAAACAGTTTATTGATCAGTTGCTGTTGCTCAGCTTGATCTTCTATTGTTTCTGTTTGTCGAATCTTTTGTTGTAGTCTAAAATTCTTCAAATTAAACTCTGTGCTTTGACGATAGTTTAATGGTTGTAATTTTATAATTAATTCTTTTAAAACTATTTTGCTGTCGTAGACCACTGAACTAAAATGTTCAATAATTTTACTTAGATCTAAATCATAATCGTTTTCAGTTTTGCAACTGCTACAAGTGTTAGTAACAGCCATTTCATTACCAAATGTAGCAATGCGCATGGCAGCAAATATAACCTGACTGTCTAAAATGCTCATGTCCCAGCCGTTTTTAATTCCTGGAACACAGCTTTCTATAACTTTAACTGAACTTTCGCCGGATAGCAAAGCATCAGGAGTTTTTAAAATAATTTCATCCATGCCTGTTAAACTATACACAGGCATGTTACCCACGTCTCCTTGTATAGTTCCGGGCTGACAGTACACACCCTGACTTGGTAATTTGATGTAAATTTTAGGTTGTCTAAAAAATTGCTGTAAAGGGTTCTGTACCATGTTTATCTCCAGATAAATATCTTATGTAGTATTTATATACGCACATTTCCTGGAAAAAATTATGGCAACACCATTATCTGAAGAAACCGCACAAAAACTGTTAGCACAAGGCTCGGGCAATAGTGCAGCTCAACCGCAACAAGCTGGTCTAAATGCTGCTGGCGCAAACAAAGGTTTAAAAGATCTATCCGATGGCGCGGCCAGTTTATATTTTGGATTTAATAGATTAAACAGCGGAACTGATGCAGCCACAGCTGGATTAGCAGCGTTATCTAAAGGTGCTCAAGCTGTTGGATTGAATGCACTGGGTAAAGGTTTAGATTTATTTGGCGGTGCGTTATTACAACAAAAAACTAATATGGATAAAGCTAGTGCCGAGTTAGGCATTGGCGGCAATAATATTGGATTGTTTGTTAGAATGGCAGGAGATGCAGGACTAACTACGCAACAATTCTCTGAAGTAATCAAACGAGCTGATGGAAGTATTGGCGGATTAGGTATCACAGCACAGCAAAGTGCGTTAAATTTTAGTAAAGTTCAGAAACAAATTGTAGAAACTGGTGATCAGTTGAACAAGATGGGTATCAGTGCGCAAGAGCAAGCTGAAATCACAGCAATGGCTACAATGAATGATGCCAAAAGAAATGCTAATGATAAAGCTGGACAAGCTGCTATCGCCAAGAGTGCTATTGATTTAGCAATGAGTTTAGATGAAACGGCAAAAATTACTGGCCAAAGTCGTCAAGCTATCATGGACAGCATTAAAGCTGAAGAGAAAAAACCTTTAGCACAGTTAGCCATGATGCAAATGGACGAAAAGCAACGAGAAAATTACGAAAAAGTCCAACAGCAAGTGCAAAAACTAGGCCCTGGATTTATGAGCCTGACAACAGAAATTGCCACAGGTGGAGTGCAAACTAAAGAAGGTTTGGCCATGTTGCAGGCGATGGGACCAGAAGCAGCTAACAAATATCAAGCAGCTACTGAACTTATGTTGAATGCCAAAACTGACGAGCAGAAAAAAGTAGCGCAAGCTCAAATGGATGAAGCACAAGCGGCTGTTCAACGTCGTATGGCTGATGAAGAATTTAAACGGTTAGTCAAGAGCGGAACAGCAGAACAACAACAAGCTGCGGCTAATCTTGTCATGGGCAATAAAGCCATGATGAGTGTACAAAGTGAAGCAAACAAAAACGGCGGCGACTATGTAAAAGCAATTAAAGATCAACGAGAAGCTGTGCAAGCTACTCAAGCTGGTTTGAAAGTAGATGAAAACGGCAAAGCAAAAGCAACGCCTGAAGCAGACGAAGGACAAAAAGTTGCTCAAGATTTAAATGCAATGAACAAAGCAGCTGCAATAGCAGCCGGAGGCCTTTCTCATAATTTTGAAGATGTAAACAAAAAATTAGCTACCACGCCTGCTTATATAGATGCTATGAACGCAGCTATGAAGAAAGTTTCTGGCGGTGCTACTACAATGGAGCAAGCTGAAAAAGCTCCTTCAAAAATTGCTAAAGGTTTAAACGAAATAGTTTCGGGAGGAAAAGAAGGTCCTACTAAAACTACAGGCGGTGCTAGTAGTTTGCCTAAAGACTACGAGCCAACTAAAAAACGTGCAGGCGGAACACTAGCAGAAACTGGAAGTGCTGTAGAACCTGAAGATGCTATTGTCAAAATACACAAAGGTGAAACTGTATTAAATCCTGATGCTACTAAAGCTATGGGCAAACAACTAAGTGCTGGAAGTAAAGCTCCAGGAGGAGTAAATTTTTCTGAAATTAGCAAATCAGTATCCACTTCTATTAGTAGCATGTCAGGTGGCGGCTCAACTGAAACCAAACAAGTACAAAATGACAGTAGCAAAGCTGCTGAAAAAGAATTGGCAGCTGTTCGAGAACAGATGCAAGCTGAGCGAGCTGCTCTTAGAGAAAAATTAAAAGCTCAAATGGGTGACGGTAGCAAGTTAGGTGGAAGTAAAGTTTCTTATGAAATGCGGACTGGAGACGAAGGTAAAGCAATAGGTGACAAATATAAGGCTATAATGGAGCCTTTACAAAAACAAATTGAAGCTGGCATTAGTTGGGAAACTACTAAAAAAGCTTCTGCAATTGAAGAAACTAAAAAAGTAGTAGAAGAACAAACTAAAATATCATTTTCTGGAAATGCAAAACAATTAGAAGCGTTTAAATCAAAAACAAAAGATGAAGATAATTTCTTTGGAGACACTAAGAAAAAAACTTCTGCTGAATTAGCTGATCAGGCAGCTAAGAAAGATGAAATATTTAAAGCCGCTGAGCTTGCAAGAAGCGTTGTAGGATACAATGTTAAAGGTCTTAGTGATGATGCTATAGCTGCAATATTGCCTATTAGTGCAAGTATGGATGACTTTTATATAGATATGAACGATAATATACAAAGTTTTTCCAATGACAGCGCAAATAATTTGAAAAAAATAACAGACAACGAGCAAGCATCTTCAACAATTAAGATATCGGCATCGGAAGCTGCGCGAAAAGTATCTGAAGATATGGGATTAAAAAGTATAGAATCTGCAACAGTTGCAGGAAAAGCCCAAGAACAATATCATTCACAATTTACAGAAAGTCAGCAAAAAATAATTGACGACTATAAAGGATACAGTGAAGAAAACAGATCGTTCCATGCAAAAGCTATGGAAAAAGGAGCCAAAGAAGATGCTGAAACAGCACAGATGATCGGTGAACGAATTATTAAAATGAAAGCAGAAATTGGTGATCGTCAAGCAACTACCGAAGAACTTGCTGCAATTGAAAACGAAACACTTAATAAAGCAATGTTTGAAAAGCAAGCGGCATCTAAAAGAGAAATGCAAGATGTCATGGAGAATCTTAACGAATATAGTGCTACAAGAGAAAAAGAATTAAAGCAACAAGCAGCTAACGAACAAGTAAGTATGCAAGAAGAAACAGTTGCAAAAATATCAGAAGTTACAAAAACAGCACAGGCAGACGCACTTGAAAATGCAAATACAACCGTAAAAATTAACGGAAAAATTGTAGATCCTAATAGTCCAGAAGCTAAAGCAGTTATTGCTCAAGCAGAATCTGCAAAATCACAGATGAATAAAATGCTTGGTGGAATGATTCCTAAAAGTGCAGACATAGCAGGTAAGGTAGGAGATTTGACTAAAGGAAAAAAATCAGGAGATGTAGGATATGTCACCGAGCAAGCTAACAAATTAACTGGAAGTTTTGGAGATATTATCGGTGGCAAAGGTGGCATGCTTGGCGATATGTTTAATCCTAAAATTGTTAACAAAGTAAGTGATGAAGAATTTGCCAAACTCACAGCAAAAAATAAAACAGAAGGTGCACCAAAACCTGCTGCAACTGCTAGTGCTCCTAAAACTACTGAAGCGGCCGCAAAGAAAGAAGAAACAAAAACAACAGGTGCACCAAAACCTGCTGCAACTGCTAGTGCTCCTAAAACTACCGAAGCGGCCGCTAAGAAAGAAGAAACAAAAACAACAGGTAAACCTGGAGAATCAGAACAAGCAAAAGCTGCGGCAACTAAAGAAGCACCTAAAGAAGCACCTAAAGAAGCACCCAAAGCAAAAACAGCTGAGGCTACCTTAAAAGATTTGAACGACCAGCTAATCATGTTAAATAGACATATGGTAGAATTAATTAATCACAGTGCCACTACAGCCGATGCTAGTAGCAAAACAGCAAAGACAGCGGCAAAATCAACTGGTAGAGCATTTTAAGGATAAGTCACAATGACATGGAAAAAATATTTCAGCCCTGTGGAAGTCAGTGGACAGTTAAGTACTATTAGCGGCCAAAGCAGCGGTAATCGTCCAGGACCTGCTCGTACTAATTATAGTAGCTATCTTCCAGATGTATATACAGGAAGCCCAAATCGTATTGAACGTTATCAGCAATACGAAGTTATGGACAGCGATCCAGAAGTTAACGCGGCTTTGGATATTTTAGCTGAGTTTTGTACACAAAAATTAAAAGATAGTAAGAACCCATTTGCTATCAAATGGCGTCAAAAGGCAACTAATTCTGAGATTAAAATTCTCGGAGAGTACCTGCAACAATGGAACACTTTACAAAAATTTGATACAAAAATATTCCGTATTGTGCGTAACACATTCAAATATGGCGATAGTTTTTTTATTCGAGATCCTGAAAATCAAAAATGGAATTATATTGATCCAAGCAACTTAATTAAAGTTATTGTCAACGAAAGCGAAGGCAAAAAACCTGAACAATTTATAATTAAAGACCTTGCGCCAAACTTTGTAAATTTAGTTGCAACACAGATTACACCAACTATTAAGCCTCAACAAGGTGCAGGGTCAGGACCACAACCAGTAGGCGGATACAGCGGTAGTGGCTCTGGAAGTAAAGGTTCAACGGGTAGTTCAAGCAACAGATTTGGTCTACAACAAACTGAACACGCTATTGATTTTGAGCATATTGTACATTTAAGTCTAAGCGAAGGACTAGATAACAACTATCCGTTTGGTAATAGTTTGTTAGAAAATATCTACAAAGTGTACAAACAAAAAGAATTATTAGAAGATGCTATTCTAATTTATCGTATACAACGTGCTCCAGAGCGCAGAGTATTCCACATTGATGTGGGTAATATGCCTAGTCACTTGGCTATGGCATTTGTAGAACGTGTTAAAAACGAAATTCATCAGCGCCGTATTCCGTCACAAACAGGAGGCGGACAGAATGTCATAGACTCTGCATACAACCCTCTAAGCATTAACGAAGATTATTTCTTCCCTAAAACAGCAGACGGCAAAGGATCAGACGTCACAATGCTAGAAGGCGGTAAGAATATT